CCCATAACGGTACATTTATAAACATTGTAGTTTAGGCATGAAGCCAAAGGCAAATAGCTTACCGCGTTAATCTTGACGTTATGGCCTAGGGCCTTAGTTATAAAATCCGTTAAGCAGTTAGCTTCAAACTCTAAAAATTCGCCATTGATATATTCGGCGGATAAAGTATAGGTGTTCATAATTTTTTGATTAGTTCGCTAACGCTTGCAGCTCTACGCTCTAACGAACAAGATGCGTGCATGGTAAAAAGTTTAGTGTAACTTTCAGGGGTTCCCCCGAACTTTGCCGCTCGTTCTCTAGCAGACGGAATAAGCACGATTTTCTTGTTGCAGTGTGTACAGTTCATAGCTCGTTCCTAAAATCTTCGTTAAACATTGCCTTGCACTCATTGAGTGTGTAGCCCATGTATCGGCGCTTTACTAAATTGCCAAGCGCGGTGCGCTTACTAATGCACGTGTAGCCGTTTGAATATTCGATTGTCATTTTAATGTTGCCTTAAAATATGCTTAATGTTTTTAATCAAAATGTATGACGTGCCAACGTTGCCAAAAATGGAAACGTAAACCCGATACAAACGCCCGTTATAGAGCACCTTATTAGCGCTTGGAATCTTTGCTCCGTAGCCCGTGGCTGTATAGCTAAGCCCACCAAGGTGGTGGCGCATCGGTGCGGCTTTAAGCTCTAAGGTTTCTTCTATGTAGTTCATTACGCGACATCCTTTAATAAAATTACAGTTCCGTCGTCATCAATCTTGATTACTTTCGCCACTACCAAAGCATGCAAGTTCTGCACGAAACCGCGCATCATGCCTTGGTTCTTACAGTCGTTAATAACATGCTTCAAACTGCACGGGTTATCAGCTTGAATAACTGTAAGTAGATAGTCACTTTGAATTGTCATATAAAACTCCTTGTTGAAAATGTTGATATGAATAATGTACTTTATAAAATTAGTAACTAGCATTAAGGTTCAATAAATTTTGGTAATAGTTTTGGGCTAGAGCGTGGCGCTGTAGGCGTGGGGCTAGAGCGTGGCGTAGGGATAGCGCTAATAGATACAGGCGAAAAGCTTGGAGCTAGAGCGTGGAGCTATGGGCTAGAGCGTGGCGCTAATAGATACAGGCGAAAAGCTTGGAGCTTAGAGAACCATGTATAGACCCCCATCCCGTTCTGGTAGCGCTAAACCCCTAGAAAAACACACATACAAATATGTATCTTCTGCTCCACGCCCAACTCCACCGGCCTAAACCCGGAGACTACTGGCCTAAACCCGGAGGCTACTCCTAATTTCATAGCGCACCAGGCATTAAAGCTACCGGCTCCAGCCCCAAAGATACTAACTACTGGACGCACAACCAGCCCCGCCAGCGCCATGATACAATCCACTCACATCAAAATAGGAAGTATGCTATGAGCGCACTACACGCACAAATCGGCGGGGACCACTATAAGAAGCTGCGGATTCAGCCCCTTGAGTTCATCCATGCAAACAACATCGGCTTCGCTGAAGGCTCTGTGATTAAGTATGTAAGCCGGTGGCGGGAGAAGGGTGGCATCGCGGACTTGCAAAAGGCCAAACACTTCATCGAATTGCTCATCGAACTTGAAGCCAAACAGGCGGCTATAATCAAGGTATGAGCTTCGCCCCACCAGCTGTACAATCTGAGTTATTCCTCTCGACCTACGCGGAGACCGGGAACCTGTTGGCTGCGCGTAAGGCAAGCGGCATCAGCACGACCCAACTGCGCAGCCTCATGGCGGAGCAAGACACGGATTTTGCCCTGCAGCTACAGCAAGCTAAAGAGGATTTTGGCTACGTCCTTGAGGCTGAAGCCTTCCGGCGTGCCGTAACGGGTTACGAGAAGAACGTCTACTCCAAAGGCGAGTTAGTCGGTACGGATACGGTTTACAGCGATCCGTTGCTAATCAAGCTGCTGGAAGCGAATGTTGATCGATACAGCAAAAAAGTCGAAGTCGCTCACACTGGAGGATTTAGTGTTGAAATCACCCAGTTCTCAAATACAGTTCCGATGGCAGAGCCATTGGAAACTGTCGAAGACGTAACCCCTAAAGAGGAAACCCTATGGTAACACCCCCACAAATAGGAGATACTATGTACGACCTAACCACAGGCCGACCGTTCCGAGTCTTGTGCAATTGCGGGGGGTCCTCCCCTTACGACCACACGCAGCGTTTCGTCGCGCAAAACCCCAAGCGTTTCGTCGACGCTACGGAATTTCTAGCAAGGACATCAGATGTACGAACGCCTAAAACTCTATAAACTGTCACCTTGTGACATCGGTGCGTTCCCACCGCTCCGCGCCCTAGGCAAGTTCCTGGTGCGGCTTACGCAAACTGAATGCCCGTGCTGCACGGCAGCCAGAGGCGTGGGCCTTGGTGCGTTGCTCACCTTGACGGTGCAGGCAGTGCTGCGCCTAGCCCTATGAACCCATTCTCATGGCTGGTCCATCAGCTCATTCACCCAGCAACAGGCCGAAAGCCTAAACTCACACGCAGGAAACGAAATGTTAGACCTAACACCACAAAGCCCACACCTAATCTACCCGTCGTCGCACACCGCCACGCTGACTAAGGCTGGACAGGCCACCGTAACGCTACCCGCTACAGGCGTCGTGCCGGTGGCCGGTATGGTGCGCGGGTACTGGACGCTTACGCTTACGCCAGCGGCTGGTGCCTGCTGCCCCACCACTACCCAGGTCTGGGTTGAGCCATGTCCACCCGTCGTGCTCCAGGGCACCCACACGGCTGGAGCTGGCGGGGGCACACCAGCAGAGGTGGCCGAGGCTAACGGCGCTAGCCAGACGTGTTGCGCGTAGTACGAAGTACACAGCGTATAAAATGCAGCACTTTGAGATTTCGGACCTGGCCCAAATGGAGGGGCTCAACCTTCTGTGCGGGGGCCAGTTGGGCGAAGGCAGTACGCGCACCGTGTTCCGCAACGCCTTCGACCCTAAGCTGGTGGTTAAGGTAGCTACCAGCACGGCAGGCGTTAAGGCGAACATGGAGGAGTTTGCGGTGTGGGAGAGTGTGCAGTACGTGAGCAAAATAAACTCGTTCTTCGCCGCCTGCCACACCATCAGCCAGGTAGGTTCTGTGCTAATACAAGAGTACGTGCCAGACGTTCCGGCCGGAAGCTATAAGATACCGGCCTTTTTCACCGACCTAAAAGCCGAAAACTTTGGCTTGGCAGGCAAGCAAGTCGTCTGCCGGGACTACGGCCTTAACCTACTGCGCGAGCAGGGCATGAAAGCGAAGATGATTAACTGGACTGTAGCATGACAAATAAGATAACAATCCCCGCCTACGGCTGGAGGCCAAGAGAGCACCAGATGAAGGCGTGGGAGGCAATCGAGCAGGGAAAGAAAACACTGATACTTGCGTATCATAGAAGAAGTGGCAAAGACTCGCTAGCTTTAAACGCTACCTGCGTGCGTGCGCTGCAACGGGTGGGGTCATACTTTTACTGCCTACCCCTTTTTTCGTCAGCTAGAAAGGCTTTGTGGGAAGGTATGGACCCATCGACAGGGCGTACCCGCATCGACGACGCTTTCCCACCAGAAATCATAGAGAAAAAAGACAACCAGTCCATGAGCTTAAAACTGAAGAACGGCAGTAATATACAATTGGTAGGAAGCGATTCGTTCAATTCGTTAATGGGGTCAGGTATTGTAGGGCTAGTCATGTCAGAAGCAGCACTGGCGGACCCAGCGGCTTTTGGCTTTTTCCGTCCAATGCTACTGCAGTCTAAGGGTTGGTCAATCCACATCAGTTCGACACGGGGTAAGAACCACTTCTACGACCGGTTCAACGCCAACAAGGGTAACCCCGATGCTTTTGTCCATCTGTTAGGAGCGCACGATACTGCGGTATTCACACGGGAGGAATTGATACAAGAGCGCAGGGACATGATAGCAGAGTACGGTGCGACAGTGGGCAACGCCTTGTTCGCACAGGAGTACCTATCAAGCTGGGACGCGGCTATCGTTGGCGCAGTATGGGGTTCCGAGGTAGCTAAGTTGCGAGAGGACAACCGCCTTGGGCTTGCGGCTTGGGACCCTAGATTTTCGTGCAGTACCAGTTGGGACATCGGAATGGGGGATGACACTTGTGTGCTATTCTGGCAAAGCATAGGGGGCCAAGAGAGGCTGATAGACCACTACAGCGCTACTGACTCGGGCATTGAACACTTCGCCAAAGTCTTGGCGGGCAAGCCATACATGTACTCCAAGCACTACGCCCCCCACGACATCAGCGTGCGCGAGTGGGGAACGGGCGCATCCCGAATCCAAACGGCTAAGAACTTCGGGATTAACTTCACCCGTATCCCACAAACGGACAAGCAGTTGCAGTACGCCCTAGGCGCTAGGCTAATGGGTCGAACCATAATCCACCAAAACCCGGTGTTGGACGCTAGCATAGATGACCCGGACCACACCAAGCAACAAAGCTGCACCCCAGTGCTAGAACTGCTATCTCAGTATCGCTTCGGGTTTGACGCCACCCGCAAGGTAGTCACAGCGCAAGCCATCCACGATTTTACCAGCCACTGTGCCGACGCCTTCATGACTTACGCCATAGCAAAAGCCGGAGCGCAAACCTACAACGCTGCGCCTGCGGTACAATCCTTCGAGAAACCTATGCGCCTAAGCCAACTACGACAACAAGCAGCGCCATCTCGCGGTGCCTGGGGATAATATCAAATGACCATTAAAATCGACGACCTAGCTAAAGACTCAATCGCAAAGATTGTGATGCAGCGCACCAACCGAGCGCAGGATAGCGTCGATAGTCGCGTCGTGTTCCAGAATAAGTCC